GGTCGAACGTGGGCGAACGCAGGCTTAGCACGTAGGTATCCACACGCCCCAGACGGTAACCGTCTACTTCAATGCTGCTTTGCCCTGCCAGCGGCCGTTAATGCGGCGGTTGGTGCCCACCAGAATACCAACCTCGCCCGCCTTGAAGCCCAAGCGGCTGCGCTGGCGTTTATTGATATTGCGGTGGCCAATGGCCCGCGCCATGTCGCCGCTGTCTGCCGGGGCAAGGCTTTTAGCGGTGCGCTTGACGGGTGCGACAACCGACACCAAGCCCGCCCGGATGGCGCGCTCTTTGATGTTGTCTTCCAGCGCCTTTAGCTCACGCTGCATGTCTTGCAGGTGAACGCCTCTTACCTGCCAATCAAACGAGCTCATGACACATCAACTCCAGTTCGACGCGCTTGCCGCCTAGATCGATTGGCCTTCCCTCCAGCTGGTAGGTCGTATCGCCATGGCGCAGGCGTAGGGTTTTGCCGGTGGCAGCGGCGATGTCTGCCCGGTACCGCATGCGGATGCGGGCGGTGGTTTCGGCATTGGCTTCCTGCGCGGCGAAGAGCGTGCGGCCGCGTAGCTGCTCGACCTCTGCCCACCGGGGTTTTGGCTCAGGCTGCCACCCTTCTGGGGTCGCGCCTGAGTCGGTGCGTTGCCCTTTTTGCCACCATTCGAGGGTGACCTGTTCCCGCTTTTTCCCGATCTGCATTGCTCACCCCACGGCGTGGATTCGATGAGGTGCCAACAGCATATCCACGCCCATGGGCACCTCTTGGTGACCGCTGGAAGAAACGCTTTCGCGGTTTTCGTACCAGTGCCCGATCAGCAGCAGCAGCGCCACTTCTATATCGGGCGGCGTTTGCGCGTAGCCCACGGTGGCGGTAATGGTGATGCACTCGGGTTCGCCGGTGGTGCGTGGCCATCCGGTGCCCCATTGCGGCGCTAGCGTTGGGTAAATGGGCCGTGTGTCGAGCCGTAGCGCTTGGGCATCGAGGGGTTGGCCGTTGCCATCGGGGTCGATGTATTCCAGCGATTCGATGGCGTCTACCGGGGCCCACGGGAGTTCTATCTTGCCGCTGCCAACCGGGAAGGCATCCAGCACTAGGGTTTCTGTGCGGCTGAGCAGCGCGGCTTGGGTGTAGTGCTCGGCGTGCCGGTAGGCAGAATCAATGAGGCCTTGAATGATCGCGTCTTCATCGGTGTAGGCCTGGGCTTCTTCTGCCGTGGTGGCTAGCCGTAAGTGCAGCTTGGCGCGGGTGAGCGTGAGCATTCAGGGTCTCTCTGGGGGTGAAAACAACACTGCCACCCGTAGGCGGCAGTGATTCAAGCGGGGATCGGTTAAACCTTGTCCGCGCCTTCGGTGCCTTTCGCAGCTTTATCAGCGCCAGCGGCTTTCGTTGCTGCGGCTTCTTTGGCCTTGTCGGAAGGGATGGCGATTTTGCGCTCTTCGAGCTGTTTGGCTTTGTCAGCCGGGAAGCCTGCGCGATCGTCACGGGAGTAACGGCTGTAGGGCTTGAGAAATACCATGGTGATCAGCTTTTCAGTAGGTTGTTTGGTGGCGGCCATGGGTGGCTCCTGTCATAAAAAAGGGGGTAATAACGAAGGCCTGCGCATGGCAGGCCTTCGGCTATGGCTTAGCTGTTCTGTGAACAAGAAAGCCTTACCAAGTGACTTCGGTACCCAGCACCAGGCCTTCTGGGTGGCGGAAGGCAATGTCATGTTCCTTCACCACGCGCAACAGCGATTGGTTACGGCTATATGCGGATACCAGCTGGCCGCTACCGTCCTTGTAGGTCGCTTCACGACTGAAGTCGATGGTCATCACATCGCTGTCGCCGATCACTACATCGTTGAAGTCCGCGAAGTAGATTTCAGTTTCGTTGTTGTTCAGGCTACCCGATGTATCCAGGTTCACCGGAATAGTGGTGGTGTGGCGGATTGGGTAACCCTTCAACTGGCCTTGGGACATTTCGGGGTACACCTTGTTGCCGTTTCCGTCGCGCATACCGAACAGCTTCATATAGCTACGTGGTGACAAGCCCCAGCCTGGCTCAATCAGCAGGCTGTCGCTTTCCATCAGCTTTAGCATGAGGCTATCGAGGTAGGCATCAATGGTCTGAAGATCAGCGGTGCCTGACCACGGCACCACGCGGCCTTCCGCTTCGCACACGGCGCGGAAGCCCGTGGGCGTGTCGTTGGTGCCGTCATCACGCAGGAAGCCTTTGTCTTCACGAACGGCCATGCTGGCGAGCATGTCATTCAGGAAGATCTGCTCTACCTGAAACCCTGCACGCCCAATCAACTGGTTGCTCATGGGCACCAGCGTGATCATGGTTTTGGCGTTCAGTTTTACGTCGTCAGTGTTGGCTTCGGTCGCCAGTACATCGGAGCCTTCGCCCACGTAGCTGGACGTTGCGCCAGACGCCATGCGCGGGATGCTCAGGTTACCGTTAGGCAGCGGCATGGAACGCGCGCCCAGAGCACGAACGATGGTTTTTGGGCGAAGCAATTCAATGACTTCGTTATGCATGTTCTCTGGCACCAGCGATCCGCCGGAATTGGCGCTGGTTTCGATGGCCATGGCTACGTCAGCATCGCCAATCTCACCGCTGGCAAACTTGGAGGCCAACTGCATATCGCCCTTGCCTGCCGCGACCGCCATGGCCATACGAGCCACCTTGGCACCGGTGTACTGTTTCAGCTCTGGTTTGGTGTGAACGGCCGGTGCTTGGCCGCCGCCAAATGTGGGCGTCGGCGTCGCAGCAACGGCGTTCATGCGCTCGACGTTTTCAGCCCGCGATAGCTTGGCGGAGATCTGGTCAAATTCAGCGGCGAGCTTTTCAAACTCGGCCATTTGCTCTTCGTTCAGCTCGCCCGCTTCCATCTCGATAGCGGCCAGTGCCTGCACAGCGGCGTTGATCTCGGCGCGTTTGCGGCGGAGTTCTTCAATGCCCATGGGGTGTTTCCTCTTCGTTGATTCACAAAAAAGGCGGCCCCTTGGCCGCCGTGGTGTCGCTCCGCCGCGTGGCTAGAGCTGACAACGGGTGTCGAGCGCTCGCGCCTGGGCGCGAATGCTTCGGCTGTTTTGTGTGGGGCTTGGCGTGGTGCTGCGGGTGTAGCGTTCGGCAGCGGTGTTAATGGCGTCTTGCGCGGGGGCAATCTCGTCAATCAGGTTGATGCTCAGCGCTTCTTGCGGACGGTAGAGCCGCGCCTGGGTGTCGATGACCGCGCCGACTTCCATGCCCCGGAACCCTGCTACCGATTCGGTGAACTGGGCGTAACTGGCATCCAGCATGCCGTTGATCTCCTGCACGGCTTGGTCGGTGATCGGCTCATGGGGGGAGCCGTTGTTTTTGTGGTCGCCTCGGAAGTAGGTGTTGAAGGTGATGCCCATCTCGTTTTCCCAACGGCTGACTTCGTAGGTCTCGATAATCACGCCGATGGAGCCTACTCCTGCCGTGGGGCTGGCGATGATGCGAGAGCACGCCGCTGCTAGGTAGTATCCCGCTGAGTAGGCGGCAAAGTTGACCAGCGCGGTGATGGGCTTCATGGCGGTGCTGGCTCGGATGAAGTCGGCCAGCTCTTTGCAGCCCATGGCGTGGCCACCCCCGGTATGGAAATCCAGGAAGATCTCTTCGACATGCTCATGCTTGAGGGCGGCTGAGATTTGACTGCGCAGCTTTTCGTAAGAGAGCAGCTCTTCACAGGTGGCGGTGATATGCCCACGCCGTGCGACTAGCACACCGTGTACGGGAATCACGGCGATGCGCCCTACCACGTTCAAGCGCTGCATTTCGCGCTCTTCGCCGGTGCCGGACTCCATGCCGAGCCCCTGGGGCATTTCATTGGTTCGCCCCAGCAAGCGAGGCTCCAGCACGTTGCGTACTGCCTGCACCAGCGTGGGGGTGGCGTAGAGCGGTGTGTTGAACACCATCGACGCGATGTGCGGGTAGTTGATCATTGCGTGCATGCGAGTATTCCCTCGATCTCTTTCATTTGTTGGGGCGTGGCGTTGAGCGAGCCCTGCAGCTGCTGGGAGTCGATCATGTTCATGGGGGTCAGGTATCGGTCACCGGCGGTGATGGGCGGCATGTTCTCCAGACGACGAATATCGTTGACGCTGAGCCAGCCCCATTGGCGTGCAATGGCGTAGGCCTCGAAGCGCGATTTCTGGTCACCCCGCAACAAACCGGAGACGTTGAACTCGATGTAGAGGTTCTTGCGCTCTTCCGGCAGCAGGAGGTCGCGCATCATCGCGGCCTCTTTGCGCTTGATCCACGGCATCAGGGTGTAGATGACGAACTGCAGGCCCAGGTGCTCGATGTTATTGAACGTGGCCTTGTCCAGGTGCTGGATCATGTTGGGCGCCACGCGGTACAGGCGGCAGATTTCCACCACGCCGAAGTTGCGCGACTCCAGCAGTTGGGCCTTTTCGTTATCCATCGCCAGCTGTTTGTACTGCATGCCTTCCTGCAGCATCGCGACCGAAAAGGCGTTGCGCAGACCTCCGCCGTGGCGCTCCGTGAATTTGTCTAGGATGCGGTCTACGTTGGCCTGGTCTTTGATCGGAGGCGATTCACGCGGTCGCTCAATCACCCCGGCCATGGTGGCGCCACGCTGAAACACTGCCGAGGCGTGTTGTTCGGTAGCCATCGCCAGGCCGATGGTGTCGGCGTTGGTGGCGATGGGCGAGACGCCCACATAGCCATCCAGCGAGAAGCCCTTTACGTGGTGCACCGAGCGCATCGGCAGTATCTGGTCTTTGTAGTCCAATAGCTGGTAGTACGGCAGGCCATCCGGGCCTTTCAGCACGCGCATTTTCTTGGGGTGCACCGGGATCAGCTCCGTGGGGAACCCGGCACCGTCGCGCTCAATCAGCGAGAACTCGTTCCCTTCCAGCGTGAGGCTACCCATGCCCTGCTCGTAATACTCAAAGCTGGTGTCTTTTTGATTGGGCTGGCTGTGGATCACGTCGTACAGCGGGTGGTCGGTTGCGCGACTGCGCCCGCCCTGGTCGTCGCGGCGGTAGAGTTCGCACGGCAGTTGTGCCACTGATTCAGCCAGCAGCGTGACGCAGGCGCGCAGCGCGCTGACCCCGAGGGCATTCTCGGTGTTCACCATGGTGCCTGCGGCGCTCTGGCGGCTACGATTCGCGCTGACCCAGCTGGTCCAGTTTTGGCTTTTGTGCCCGCTGCCACTGGCGGCGGACGTGAAGAGGCTTGGCCAGAACATTAGCTTTCCTCTTCGTTGTTCGTGGGCTTAGCGGGCTGTGCTGCCCGGGCGGCGGCGTTGGCTGCCAGCCAGGACCACAGCAGACAGAAAGCGCCAGCGGTGATGTAGCCTGCCGCTGGCAGAATGAGCCACGCGCCAAAGGCCACCAGCCCGACACCCAGCAGGCCTACAGTGAAGGTAATCAGATTGATCAGCATGTTACGTCCGAGGTGTCGTAGATGGATTCTTCCGGCTCGTCGTTCTCGGTGAGCACGGCTCGACCGAGCGCCATCAGGATGGCGATGATGCCGTCGATCTTGTTGTCGGGCTTTTCTTTACGTGGGTAGATGTTGTCTTTGGCGTCTGCCTTGGCCACCACGTTACTGGCCATCCAGGTGAGCACCGGGTCTTTGCTGTGGCGGAATCGCCCGCCAGTGATGGCGGCCTCCATTTCACGCATGGCGGGGCTCATGTTCTGAACGGTGTTGCGGTATTCGATGATGCTGGCACCGTCGGCCATGAGCTGGTGTGCCAGTTGCGTGGCACGCCAGGGGTCATAGGCAATCTCGGTGATTTCAAACTGGCCTGACAGGTCCTTGATGTCATCGCGGATGACGTCGAAGTCGAGCTCTTCGCCATCGGTGATGATCAGGTCGCCACTATTGACCCAGGATTCGTAAGCGGCCTTGTTGGTACTGGCCCGCTCTACTGCGCCTGCCGGTAGATAGTTGCGGACGAACACGGTCCAGCGGGTCTTCATGCGGCCTTTCTTGTCGGGCACTTCGTCGCGGAAAAGCAGCGCGATGCTGGCAATATCGGTTTTGCTGGCGAGGTCGACGCCCAGCCAGCAGGCTTTGCCGTAGAAGTCTTCGATCTTTAGCGACTCATCGCCCAGCGCGTGCCAGCTGGCCATGTTTAGCCACGCGGTGCGCGCACTCACCCACACGTTCAGGTGCTTGGTGAGGAAGCTGTTCTGGCGGCTGGGGTAACGAATGGCGTCACGCTGCGCCTTTAGCAAGAACTCCTCCCCCACGGATATGCCGAAGTTGGGATTGGCCTTGCGAAGCACTGCGGGGTCTTTCCAGTCGTCTCCTGCATCAATTGTGTAGATGACGGCGAACAGTTCATCATTGGGCAGCGCGCCATCCAGCATCTGCTGTGCCTGGCGGCGCTTGTCGTAACAGGGCCCTGCCAGGTTGAACCCTGCTGTCGTGATGATGAACATCAAGCCCTGGTCACGGGACCCCATGCCGGTGGCCATGGTGTCGTAGAGGTTCGGCTTATCGTGTTCGTGGAACTCGTCCACAATCGAGCCGCTGGGTGACGCGCCATCGCCTGGGTCACCAATCAAGGGCTCCAAGCGGCTACCGTCTTCCGGGATCGATATGTTCTTGGCCATGATCTCGATGCCTGCCGCACTGACCAGCGCGGGGGATTTCATCAACATCAGGCGAGCAGGCCGGAACACCTCCCAGGCTTGCTTCTCTGTAGTCGCGCCACAGTAGACCTCTGCACCGTACTCGCCATCTGCGCAGAACAGCAGGTTAGCAATAGCAGCTGCCAGCACCGACTTTCCGTTCTTCCGCTCGACCTCGATGTAAGCCTCTGAGAAGCGACGAAAGCCGGTTTTCTTTTTCAGCCACCCGAAGATGGAGGCGACGATAAAGAGTTGCCAGGGCTCAAGCTCAATGAGCCGACGCTCCCGTGCCCAGCGGCCTTTAGTGTGCGGTAGAAGCTGTATGAAGACACAGCAGCGCTCCGCTTCATCCTTGTCGAACCGGTACGGATACGACCGGGACTTCTGCGCCTTGAGGTCGTCCAGATGGCGTTGGCAAGCCTGCCGGACCTCCTTGCACACGGGAATCCTTTTGGCCACTACGTCCCGAGCGTACTTGTTCGCAGCGTTGACGTTCGGGTAGCTGGCCATGGAGCTTCATCGCTTTTTGCCTATGAGGTCTTTGAATGGGTTGGCGGCATCTTTAGCACCTGGTATCGCCAAGCGAGCGCGGCTAGATGGATCAAGGCCAAGGGCACTACCAAAGGTGACCATCTGCTTTAGGGATTCATTCGCCACGGTACAGGCGGGGTTCTTCACTTCAGAGTTCAGGCCCATCACCGTGATGCCGTTCTTGGCGATGTCTTGCTCAGCCTTTCGCCACCGCGCATAGGCCGCACAATAGGCTTCCAGGTTGGCGATGTCAGAACCGGTCAGAATTTTGGAGTTCACTAGCCAGGGACCGATCTTTTCCCACATCTGAATGCCGATGGGATCCAGCCAATCAGGCGGCGGTGGCACTTCGGTGAGTTCTTCGCCCTGGGGCTCATCATGGTTAATTGCCCGCTTTCCAGGGTTGCCTTGCACCGCTTTCAGGTGGCTCGGTTTCGACTTGCGACCTCTTGTCATCTGCTAATTCCTCGCGCCGACCTGATTTTTCAATTTCGCGGGTATAAAAATTTAATGGAGGCTTCGGTGTCCGCTGGCGAGAGGCTGTAGGGAGTTGATCCCCCCTCCCCCTCAGGCGTCCGCGCCATGCCCCCGGCGTGCTTCCTGCTGCGTCTTTAGCTTGTGGCACGGCCTGCATATCGCCTGCAGGTTGTCGTCGCTGTCCTTGCCGCCTGAGGCGATATTGACTATGTGATCTACCTCAACTGCAGGCGTAAACAAGCCCCGCTTCAAACAGGGCTGGCAGAGACCTTTATCACGCCGCATGATCCGCGCACGTATGCGACGCCACGGCCTTCCACCGCGATCCTGCTTTGCGTTGGGCGACTTCTTCCAGGTAACCGCTTGGTCGGCGTGCTTATCGCAATAGCCGTGCTTATGGGTGGTTTTGCCTGCGCACATAGGGGCGCGGCATGGGCGTGGTGGTGAGGATGGCATTGCGCTAACCTGTCTATGCAAAATTAATTCTTGAGGGGTTCTTTATGTCTGACTTAGCGAATGCACTGTTCCAGCAAATGCGATTAACCATCCTGCTGACTGCCAAAGATGGCGCAGAAGAAAGCCCGTTCCATCCTGCCTATCTATTGGCTTGGGATGATGGCGTTTACCCTATCCTTGATGATGGAGCTGATTGGCACAAGCCACATGCTGGACAGTTCCGTGTAACCAAAGAGCAAGTAGATCGCATCTTCTCGATTTTGTGTGACCACTGGGACGACAAAAAAGAGATCACTTTCTACGCGCTTGAAGACTTACTTGGGATCCATGGCTCTGCCTATTCAACCGGTGACTTTCAGAGACATGATGTAATTAGTATTTGTCGCTATCTGTTCTTGCATGACCGTTTTGATAAAGAGTTTTGGTCCACTCTTTGCCGTAACGGGGAATGCCCCTCAGAGGCGCATATAATCGCAAGTGATCGTGAAGTCGACATCTACTTCAACTAATCCTCACCCACATCATTCGCCATAATCTCCACCACCGCCGCCCGGTCAGCGTTGAACCGGCGGCGTAACGCCTCATACTCAGCCAGCAGCAACAACAGGCCGCGATTGCTATTGAGGATCAGCGCAGGCGCGGGCAGCTCACTGGTTAGGTGCGCGGGTACCGTTGGGCAATCGCACGGCATCACCGGCGCTGGGCTGCTGGAGCTCGCGCAGCCAGTCAGCAATACCAGCAGGCAGATCGCTATCCAGCCATTCGCGCGATTCAGCATCAGCCTCTCCCAGTCGTTCGAGCGCCGCTGTGCTAGCGCGCATGTCGTCGGTAATGGTGGTCAATATGCGGTCGCGCTCTGCTAGCGCATCGTTCAGCGTTTGAATCTGCTGGCGCTGGAGCTGTTGATGGCGCTTTAGGATCTCTGCACGTTCATCGGCATGCTCTGCCTGCATCGCAGCGCGATCACGCTCAGCACTCACGCGCTGCGTGTACTGATACTGAAATACAGAAAGGCCAATCAACGCAGCCAGTAGCCAAGGCGTCACCCCGCCTAGCAATCGGCTAATCATTTCAGCCACCTGCCAATGATCTTCTCGTAGAGTGCATCAATGCGGTCTCGCACCCACTCAACACCAAGAAAGGCGATAGCTGCGCCAATGGCGATGGCCATGTCTTGCGGCATCCCGAAGTAGCTAAGCAGCGGCATCAGGGCCAGCGTGAGAAAGCCGCACAGCACGGCCTCCAGAAAACTTTTCATGGGTCGCCCTCCTGCGTGGATGGCGCGCACCAGCGCAATCAGCATCGCCAGACCCGCCGCATAGATCTGAGGCCACAGGCTCAGCACTACGTTTAACAGCGCCTGCCAGTTGTTAGGGTCTCGGTTGGGCATTGCGTCAGGCTCTTTATTTGAGTGCATGTTGGCCACCTCAGCGGCCGATAGTGTTTAAGAGGCGCGGCGCTTCAGTAGCGCCTGCTCGTACCAAGTCTTGTCGGCGTCACACAGCACGCCCTTCGCCCGCTGGTATTCATAAAGCAGGCGCTCCAATGAATATTCATGCTGACCATAACCAGCCCCTGGCAGCGACGCCCAGATATTCCGGCACCGATGGATAGCGTCAGCAATGCGCCCCTCCTGAATCAGATGCAGCGCCTTTTGCTCGCGTATCTGCTGGATTGCGCAGCGATCCTGACTAAGCGGCCCAAAATCCGGCAGCGCCAGTAGCGCACGGTAATGGCCCCAGTAGCGGTACAGCTGCTGGTAACGCCCCGCCGCCGTGGAGCTCAGCCCCTTACGGATGCGCACCAGGCGGTTAGGGTGGTCGTGGTAGTCGTCCATGAGAATCAACTTGCTGGGCAGCGAGCCCACGATGACCCGGTAACCATTATCGGTGCGCGGGTCGCTCAGCATGGGCTTGCCGATCTCAGCAAACGCCAGCATGTCGAGAAAGGCGCACACGTTGACGCCACCCGCTTGGGCAGGGGTGATAACAGGCATAGACGGTCACTTAAGGAAGAAAAGGCCCCAGCACGAAGGGGCAAGGCGCACCAGGTGGCAACGCAAGGGAACAACGGAAAGCAAAAAGCCCCGCCGGGTGACCAGCAGGGCTTCAATGTGAGTTGGCTTTTGCGCGTAGCTTGCGCAGCCTATAGATAAGAGTGCATCAAACACGCCACTTTGGCAAGGGAATAAACAATTTCATTTTTTTCCTTGCTATATAGCTCCATAGGAGCTATATTAAATACATCAGGACGGCACACCGCCAGCCCTGAACCTCGAAGGAGACGACCATGACCATGCACATTGAATACGCCGCCGAAGCTGTCGCCCGCGCCGAAGCTCAGTTTGAAGGTGAAAAGGCCGACCGCTACGCCATTGAATCCTACGCCGACGACGAAACAATCCTCAAAGTTGTCGACACACTCGATAACGAGAAAGCCAAAAGCATCGCTGCCACCATCCGCAAGTCACGCAAGAGCCGTTATGCCAAGGTCACCAGTAAGCAGCGCTGGGCCATCGCCACAGCATTGCTTGAAGCCTACGGTAGCGCCCGCGCAGTCTACGCCGCTGCTTACGGCGTCACTGAAAAAGAATTCATGGCCAACGCGGAGTAATCACCATGCTAAAACAAGACTTCACCGTAGGCCCGTTCACTATCGCCCCCATGGGGGCGGTAGGCCCGCACCGCCAGCGCTTTAGCGTGAGCTATAACCATCAGTACAGCGCGGAAATTGTCACGGAAGCAAAAAGCCAGCGTGATGTTGCCGAGGCCGCCGAGGAGGCTATGTCAACGCTGAGCCACCAGCTGAAAGAGGACCACGAACGCGCCACGCTGATTCGGCTGACCGACGGCCACGGTCAAACGCTCAGCAAATTCTATGCTGCGTGCATACTGCCCGACATGACGCCGGGCTTAGTCGATGATCGCTTCGATTACTGGCTAAAAGACGAAAGCGGCAAGTATTCGCAAGTAGTCACGCTAGGTGAATTTGCCACCCTGGTCGAGCAGCACGAAGTGATGAAACACAGTTGGATAGCCGACCTGCTGCCTGCTGACGTGCTTACTACCAACGCTAGCGAATGGCGCGCCCCTACGCCCTGGGAGATCCGGCACGTCGTCGGGGCTGGTAGCTTCATCGGCATCAGCGGTGCCAAGGCCGCCGAACTGGTAGGCGTTAACGCTAGCAGCTTCCGAAAATACACCGCCCAGGAAGGAGCCAAGTCTCGGCAGAACATGAGCTTTGCAATGTGGCACCTGCTGCTGCATCGGCTGGCCGTTCAAAAAATGGGGGTGGGCGCGTGAACCTTTCGACAATGAACGATTCCGAGCTGATCGATCTGATTCAAAAAACCAGCGCAGAGCTAGCCGACCGGGCCGAAAGGCCCGAGGTAAAGCGCATCGCCGCGCCGAAGCAGACCATTATCATGCGCGAGCCGCCCGAGCATCAAAAAGAGTTTTGTCTGCGCATCAAAACGATGCTCAGCCACGGCGTCTACATCAACGCCAGCGAGCGGCAGCAGGTCGCGGAAATAGCCGAAACCTACAGGGAGTGGGTGCGCATCCAGGGGCTGCCCACCGAAAAGGGAACGAAGGCGTGGCAAGAGGCCAAGCAATACGCCACGATTTTCAAAGCCGCGAGGGAACGCTAAGCACGAAAAAGCCCGCACTTGGCGGGCTTTTGGCTACTTGTTCAGTAGCTATTTTTCAGCATGTGCTGCTATTTCTAAGCTACTTGTTCAGTAGCGAATTAGCATCAGCCAGACAGTTTTCTGAGCTACCTTCGCGGTAGCACTTGGTCAGAATAGACAACCGAGCCACCTAAAGTCAAGCCGCCTGCACCTCCCCTTGCGCCAGCCAAGCCCACAACTGACTACGCGCTCGGCGTGCAGCGTGCTGGAGGGCGTTGACGCTCTCAAAATGCCGCACCCCTTCATGCAGCCCCAGGCAGCGCAGCAACTCCTCCTGGCGCTCCACCATTTGCCGCGCCGTCACCATCCACTGGCTGGCGCCCATCTTCTCTGGACGAACCCTGGCAGCCTGCAGCAGCATCGCGGCGGCTTGGCGCTTGGGCAGCTGAGCGAGCAGCACCGCGCACGCTTTGTGCCATTGGCTCTCCGGGTGATAGCGCAACG